ACGTTGTCCGTTGGCTGAATATACAGCATCGGGCCGGGGTCATTATCAATTGCGCATCCCATCATGTTCAGCTCGATCTCAGATTTACCAACCTGAGCAGACGCCATAATGACAATCTGCCAGATTCCCGGCTGGGTAAAGCTGTCCATGATCTCTCGTTGATAGGGCGCTCTGTCTGTTCTCCACCGCCCAGGCTCAGCACTGGATTCTGACACAAGCACTCTGTTCTTGTCAGCCCATTCAGATACTGTTTGTTTGGCTGGCGGCTTGAACATTGAGTATGTATACCGTTCCAGCTCGGATATTGCATTCATTCGTCTTCATCTGTCTCCTCATCCTGTTGTGCTGCTGCGCCTTCCGGAAGTGGTGTCTCTGATAATGCTTCCAGGACTGTCCGGATCTCCCTGTCGATAATGTCGGCAATTACGTCTGTGTTGTCCATCATGGTCAGCATTGGTGCAAGCTTACTTGGAAGATGAATAAGATTCTGCATGACGGTGTTCGCAATCTCTCCCCAAAGCCGCTTAACTTCGCCCACATCAACAAGCTGACCTTTCAGCTTCTCGACCTCGATCTCTGTTTTCTCGGCCTTTGCTTTTTCATGCCGGGCCTTGATCGTGTCAATGTCTGCATCATCACTGGCCTCACGCGATATGTTGTACGCAACCCATTTCTGCACAAAAATAGCGAGGTCGTATTTCCCGTCCTCGCTTTTCACAAACAGCTTTCTGCCTTCCGGCAGATCTCTGTCGATGTTATACAGTTGTCTGTATGAATAGCCCGCAACAGTTGCGAGCTCTTTTTTTGTCATCGGGTATCCCATAATCACACATTCCCGAGAAGCTGGTTAAACTCATGCTCCAATCGCTGATACATGTAATCCTTGATGTCCTTCTGCACATCAGCCTCGCTTCGGTTCATAGGCATCTGAGGAATTGCAACTGACACCATCTTTGTGATCGGTAGCCGCTTTTTCGTATCTCTCGTCCACGTAAGTGGCATGATTTTCGATCCCAGGTTACGGAACGGTGCATTTCCTCCCAGATGGCTTACTTCCGGAGGCAATGTACTTATAGCCGATTTAACGATTTTCGCTTTGACGCGATACTTTCTGCGCCGTAGAACAACCCGTTTTCCGTTGCGAATCACTATTTTGGCATTATTCCAGCCATGAGATCCACCATACGCTTTGACTCCTTTTCCGCCGATATCACGCCGCTTATCTTCGACGGGGATTGAACAGCTCAGATCAGAAACTGTTTCCTTCTTGATCGTTGCGCTGATTTCTCCAGGCGTAACGTAATACTTTTTCGGCAGGTCCTGTCTTAGAATCATTCTGACGTGTCCAGGGACACGTTTGTATACAGGACGCATGGCACGATGAACCTGCTCATCGCTCAGATTTCTCCGCAGCGCTTCCGCTTTTTTCATCACATCTGTCGCGTCGATATAAAGATATATCGGGCCTTTATCCGCCATGAGCTACGCCTCCTTCGTCAGCATGGCGGGGCGCTTGCCCCGCCGGGTGAATTTGTATAGCGGCCTGCACTCTTCCGCTCAAGGCAGCAATATGCCGATATTTTCAGCGATGGCATCCCGTATATACAAAGCGGCAGGCATTGCGCCTACCGCTCACACAGGATGGGAAATGTGATCAGTCTTACTCTGACTCACCTTTCACGCTACTATCATAGCACGAATCTCATTATCATTTGTTATCATCTTTTCGAGATGCTTGATACCCGAATCATATATCCGGACTGTCTGCGGCAATGAGTAGTTGATCATCACTGCTACGTTTCGCATCGCCGGGCGCTTCACGGAAAGAAAATAGCTGTCAAGGACCTGCCGTTCGCGACTGTCCTCTAGCATCCAGATCAGCTTCTGTGCATTCCGCCGTTTTGCCGCGAGTGTTTCCATCTTGTTCTCAAGCGATGTGACATAGCCTGCGATTTCCGCCATGCGGTCAGTTATTGTGTCAGACGGCGATACCTGTACCTTGTCCGTATCGTATCGCACTGCGCCTGGAAGCAAGGACAACCGCATCTCGTAGATACGTTCGTTCAGCTCCTCAATCTCCTTCTGTTCGTCCCGGACTGAATACAGGTATTGCTTAACATTCATAGCGTCCTCCACATATCTTTGCTGCTCGGCAGCCGCTGGCCGCAGTGCCGGCAGAATACATCAGTCAGCAGGATGTCTGCGCCGCATACCGGGCATTTGAATGTCCGTCTCCCCGGATATTCGCGCTGTTTCTCGACTGCGTTCACTGCGTCCATGATTGCGGTCTTCCGGATGACCGACTCTTCTTCACCGGCCATCTGCAGCAATGTTGTTATCACGTCCATCGGCATCACCTCCTCTAGCTGTTTCTAATCACGATCCACAAGGTTACGATCATTCCGAGACCGTAGCCAAGAATAAATGTCAGGAATGGCACGTCTCTGCCTCCTCTCTGATTTTTTTGTGTGTTGCGATCAGGAAAGCCAGTCGGACCCCGCCGGCTTTCGAGGCGAACCAGACGCAGATAAAACCACAGCTGTCGGAAAAGCAAAAATCCATCGAGGTCGTTTTATCTTTGTTCTGGAGCCAGCCCCACTCATAATCACCGCATCTTGAAGCTAATCGGTTGCGTCTATCCCGCATGAGCGGCCACTGCTCATGGCCGTCCGGCTCGCACCATTCCGGCAGCTTATCACCGAAAATTTCGCCAGCAAAAGGGATCCGGAGCAGGTCGCCGTTGTCGAACGGAACCATGTAGCCGCGGATGCCTTTGAAGATGTTGAGGATCTTCTTGCTTCTGAGCGTCTCCCTGAGATCGCTCTCCGCGTAACCGCCCCGGTTCGTGCCCTTAGCGTTCATCGCGTAGGGCTTAGCGTTCATCGCGTAGGGCTTATCGAGATACTGATCCATCAAAAACAGTGCGCCCTTTGACGTAATCTCCTGGCATGTCGCCGTGTAATGATCGACGTGGATCCTGTCGCCGATCTGGATATCTGCTGTTTCAATTTCCGTCATTCTTTCAATTTTCATTTTTATTCCTCCTCATCCATCTTTGCTCCGCAATGTCCACAAAAATTTCCATCATTTGCAACCGCTTTTATTAATTCATTGCAAGCGGAACACTTTCTGTACTGTCCATCTGGGAATGTATAACCATATACCCAATGTGCGTGCACCACTGGCTTTACATCCTCTCCCGGTTCCTTCTCAATCGCTGCCCGAATCTTGCCCTTTTCAGCCGCTGAGAAAAACGCACTCTCCGCAATCTTGTTCATGAACAGGTCAGCTCGGATATACTTCATTTTTCTTGCTCCTCTCTAGTACAAAAATCTCAGATTTTTTGTACTTATCTGCCCGTTAGTTCAATCTTCCGCTTCCTCCAGCCTTTTTGCTCCTTCTACCAAGTCATACCGATAGCACTCCTGCTCTGTCAGCTTGTCAGGGGTTTCAAAACATCCCCAAGCTACATGATGAATCTCTGGCACTACTATTGCGAATTCAAAGTTGTGAATCTTTGTGATATGGATTCTGTCAGGAAACGTGCCGATTGATACGGGGCGTAAAATAGAATAATATCTGTTCATCTGCTGATCTCCTTTAAGGCATTCTCTCTGCCTTTCTCATATTCATCCTCTGCGAGCAGAACGCAGTCGTTGAATACTTTCTCACCTTCCCGGAGTCCGTCTTCAAACCCTGACCGGTAAATACTCTCTACCCAGCGACTGAACTGATTCAGACTCATGCGCTGCACGGTTTTGAATGTTTTAAAATCAACGGCTTTCATCTCCTAATTTCTCCGTTGTTGCTTCTCCCCACTGTTCGGCCATCGCTTTTGCTATACCCGGAAATGTTTTGCTCCGAGTCCCGCTATCACGAGAATATGTGTCTTCCCATGTTCTGACTTTGCCTGATGGAAGAGTTCCAAACAGCTGCTTGTTATCTGGTCTTTGGAGCGCATTCGTCTTCAGCAGTGGCAATCCCTTTAGCCATAAACATGTCCGTTTGGTGACATAGTTCTCTGTGTCCTGTTCAGATTCCGCGAACATGTACGGATCAATAATCTGATCCGGTGATCTGAAGACAGTGTTCATCACACCTACAGGGTTCTCAATTGCGATCTTGTCGCACGGCGCCATTACGAAGCGCATGAAGAACTGTTCCGCATCTATGCGACTCAGCGTCCGACCAATGATTCTGTTCTCAGGTGTCAGCTTCAGACTGTGTTGTCTAACTGCAACGTTTGAGAGATATGTGCACGGCGGATGAGCGATTATCAAATCCCACCGACTGATCGCAATCCGCTTACCGTTCTGCAGTCTCATGACACCCCCCCCAATCACAGATAAGGCATTCTCAAGAATGTGCCACTCTGGGTGTCCTCCGCTGCATTTTTGAATATCGCAGGAGTATGCTTCATGCCCTCTCTTGCGGAATTCCATACATATCCGCTGCGATTCCTCACACGCTATCAGTACCTTCATCCTTCTCCTCCATCAGAAGATCAGCAGGATCGAGGCCGTATTCCCACATGAAATCTTTCAACCAGTCCTTCAGCCAGTCCCCACCGTGCGCCTTGTTTGTGTTCGGCAGCATGTCTGAAAGGCCTTCCAACATGGCATTGACAATGGACCAATCAAAATCCGATTGTTCCGGTTGAAGCAGTTTGAGTAGCTTCTTCTTGCTGTCCCAGCTGATGAACTTATCCTGACACTCGATCACGTAAAGTGCCCAGTGCAATCCATCCGCGTACCCGCGCATGTAATCACTTCTTAGAGCAGGTGGCGTGTATTCAAGCAATTTCTTTTCAATCGCATGGTGCAGCTTGTCGTAATTAATGAACTTCATGCCGCG